GGTTGGCTGAGCCGAGTCTCGAAGGGCGATAAGAAGCTTTTCAGAGATAAGCTCGCCCTGCTTGAGATGGGACTTGAGGACAGAATGAGTCAGCCGGTCGGTTTGCTCTCCGGCGGTCAGAGACAGGCTCTGACGCTCATGATGGCAACTTTCAATCCGCCGAAGCTTCTGCTTCTTGATGAGCACACAGCGGCGCTCGACCCCGCAACGGCTGAAAAAGTTCTCGCGCTCACAAAGAGCATCGTCAGCGAGAATAATCTCACCTGCCTTATGATAACGCACAATATGCAGTCGGCTCTCGAACTCGGGAACCGCACGATAATGATGCACGGCGGAAACATAATTTTCGACGCCGAAGGGGAGGAGAGGTCAAAGCTCACTGTTCAGGATCTGCTTGATAAGTTCAAAGAGAACGCGGGCAAAGAGCTCGATAACGACCGTATGCTTCTTGTGTAATAAAACAAAAATCGACCCGTCCGGTTATCCGGACGGGTCTTCTTGTCGTCATAATAAAACTCCCGAACGCATAGCATCCGGGAGTGTGGAGCAGGTGAGGGGAATCGAACCCCCGTGTTCAGCTTGGGAAGCTGACATTCTGCCATTGAACTACACCTGCATTGCCTTGATATAATAGCACAGTGTGTTTGAATCAATATCTGCATAAAATAAAATCCCGTTGTGCCTGCCGCTTTTCCGCCGCTTCATCAAAGCTAAAATAAAAAACTTTCATCCCATGCGAAAAATTTTTGAAAAAAGGTTGACAGAGGGACTGAGAGTGTGTATAATATTGACTCGCAGGTGAGAGAAAACCTGTTCGGAGTTTGATATTGGGGAATTGTGTAACGGTAGCACGACAGACTCTGACTCTGTTTGTTGGGGTTCGAATCCCTATTCCCCAGCCATATAAGAACGGTTATTTGGATACAATAGCCGTTCTTATTCTTTTTGTTCTCAATGCACCCCATTTTTGTCGTGGGGTGCATTTTGGCAAGATGGGGTGCGTTGCACACGATTACTTTATAGGGGTCTTGGAAACTTATTCGATAGTTCTTTTAAGAAACCTTTCATTTGTCCATAGTCATCAAATGTTATAATATCTACGCGATTTTTCCCATTTAGAAACTCTCTAATAGGTGTTACCTTATCTTTTCTTAACATTATATAGCAACGTGGTAAATCAGAACTGCTATTATCCCAATTTAGAGTCATATTTAAATCACTGATGATATCCTCAAAGTGAGGGTCACTTCCGCCATAACCAGCAAAAAGCACTGAATTTGTTAAAAAGACTGAGTTTATTATCAGACGAAAGCCTGGGTTGTGTTTCATAATAGCAAGGTAATCGTCCTTTGTAAGTACAAATTGGTCTAATTTGATATCGCTTATTTTTCCGTGTGCGTGTATAATAGCTGTTTTGCCAGAATAGACTGCAATTGATAAATTTTGCTGTTCTGTATAACTATAGGATCGCGTAAGGAGGGACTTATATCCTAGCTCTTTTGCGGCCTTTTCTAATAATGAATCATAATTTGTAGTAATGATGTGCTTATAATTGGTTGCGACAATGTACTTATGGTATTCATTTGGAATAGCCGCATAGAACAGAGCATTTAATTCATCATCACAAAAATCCGTGTTAATTCCATGCTCCTTACACTCTTTAACCTTATCTTTGAGTGCAGTGATGGTAGAAATCAAATCTCTATCTTTACTAGCTCGTGCATCTGCAATTATCTCTGTGAATTGAAGACTTGGATCAAGGCTTGCATTTAGTTCCTCACATATTTCAATGTATCTATCAATAAAACCATCCCATGCTGGCAGATTTGAATCAACGGAGATACCTGAGCCAGCAAAGATTGATAGTTTTCTCTCTGACAGGAGTTTTTCCATAATGGGTAATGCTTCAGTCATTGAAAGCTGCATATTATTACCACCTATAATGATATATTATTTGCTGTTTATGCCCCAAGTAGCAACATAAGCCATCAAACATTTCGTATTCCAAAGTTCAACAATTTCATCGTTAAAAACAAATGTATGGCGAGTGGAAATGATATTGTTGAAGAAATTTGTATATGCGTGGAGAAAGGATGCAAGGATAGTACCATTAATTCTTTGCCTTTTTGCTGCCACTTCATCAATATATGATAAAAACCTTTTACAGCGTTCAAGGAAAAACAATTCTTCTGGATACTCTTTTACAATAATATCCACAAGAGCACGAACACTAAGAACAAAGAAAAAGGTATCATCAAATTGGGTAGAATAAGCTTTTTTTGCGCCTTTAAGTGTCTCCATCTTGTGTAGCTTTCGAAGAATAATATAACCGTTTTTCTTGAGATCGTGGTTAGAGCGTAAAACAGATTTCAATTTCATTTTTTATCCTCTTTTCTCTACTAAATGCGAAATAATCTCATTTTTCCACATTATTTTACCACAATTCCATCGCAAATGCAATCTTTAGAGTTGATTTGGCGTGAAACTTATAAGCTCCTTTGTTTTATCTTCTTGTTTTTGAAGTTATCGTTGCAAACAAAACAGCAGGAAAACGGGTATTCCGAAAACCAGCCGTCTTGCATTGTTGGTTTATCCATATATTTCCGTACCGTCATAGAAGCGGAACAGCATTTTCCCGTCAGCCGTTATCGTAACTGTTTCAACGGTTGTCATCCAAAGGTGCGGATCAAATTCTGTCAGCAAGTCCTCCCTTGACTTAACGGTGTGGATAAACCTGTCGATTGCTTTTGCCTTCTCCATTTTGCAATCCCGTTCCGCAGCGAGGGCGTCATACCGTGATTTCAGCATTTCGTATCTGTCAACGTAGCTGTTGTACCGGGCGGTATATTCTTCCTGGTCTTGAACCGTAGTTGAGTTATCTTCAATGCACCTTTTCGTCAGTCCGGCAACGACCTCCATCTCACGGAGCAGATCATTCATCTCTGTGTCAATTCCTGTTGTGTCCGTGACTGCTCTTTTCGCCGTAAGACAGGCGGAGATATACGGCTTTTTGGATGAAATAATGCTGTTGAAGACTTTCAGGAATCTGCTCTTGATTTCATCCTCGGTGACTGTCGGGGTGCGGCATCGGCTTTTTTCGTCTAAGTACTTGTGATTGCACCGCCATATCGTTGTGCGGTATTTGTCGGTGGAGTGCCATGTCTTATGCCCGTACCAGCTACCACAGTCTCTGCAGACCAGTTTCGCGCTGAATACGCTTGTGCCGCTGTAGGCTCTGCCGATTTGTTTTCTACGCTTGATCTCCTCCTGCACAGCGTCCCATTCCATCGGGTCAATAATCGCCTCGTGGCTGTGTTCGATGTAGTACTGTGGCACTTCGCCCTCGTTGACCTTCTGCTTTTTTGTAAGGAAATCCGTGGTAAAACACTTTTGAAGAAGTGCCGAGCCGCGGTATTTTTCGTTTTGCAGAATGCTGTTTATAGTGGACGCACGCCACTTGTCTTTTCCAGCCGGGGTAGGCACGCCTTCCGCCGTCAGCTCTTTTGCAATGGCTCCGACTGTTTTGCCTTCCATAAAGGTTCGGTATATTCTTCTGACGAGAACCGCCTGTTCCGGGTTGACCACGGGCGGATCATCTTTTTTCTCGCCCCGTTCGTAACCGAGAAACTGTTTGTACGGCAGACTGACTTTTCCGTCAGAGAACCGCTTGCGCTGTCCCCATGTGACGTTTTCCGATATGGAACGGGACTCTTCCTGCGCAAGGCTACTCATGATAGTGAGGAGCAGTTCGCCCTTGCCGTCCAGACTGTAGATGTTTTCTTTCTCGAAATAGACCTCGACACCCTTGTCTTTCAGTTTCCGTATTGTCACCAGACTGTCAACGGTGTTTCTGGCGAAACGGCTGACCGACTTTGTTATGATCAGGTCGATGGCGCCGGACATGGCGTCCTCTATCATTTCATTAAAGCCGTCACGCTTTCTTGTTCCCAAACCGCTGATACCCTCATCGGTATAAACCTTAACGAACTCCCAGTCGGCGTGCCTTCTGATGAACTGTGTGTAATAATCAACCTGCGCCTCATAGGACGTGTACTGCTCGTCCTTGTCGGTCGATACACGCGCATATCCGTACCGGGCATCCGGTGTATCGAAGTTTTCGTTGCGGGTATTACCGTTACATTTCTTTCCGTCATTTGTTCTGATTCCTCGCTTTCGTCCGCGCTCTCGCGTTCTGCCGCATCTCATCCGTCCAGGATTCGGAGCGTGAACGGTCGCGCCATATTTTTTCGGCAGCCGTTCCATCCGAAAAATGAAACAGGAGCCGGTTCCCGTCATCTGCCGTGATTCCGGTGAGCCGCTCCATATCCATATCCGCCGTTATCTCTTCCAGTATCTCTTCGGGTATTTGCTTTGCCGGACAGGCGGCTTTTCCTTCATAATTGAATGTCGGACATATCCAGATCGGCTTGCCTCTCACGAGTTTTCTTCTGAAGTGCTTTCCGCATTTTGCACAGGTGATGAGCGAAGTGAACCGGTATGTGAGCGGACTTTTCGTTGCCGGAGGCGCATATTTTTCCGCTCTCTGCGCGATCATCTCCTGCACCCGCTTGAATGTTTCCGGCGGAATGATCGGTTCATGCGCATTCTCCATATAATACATCGGCAGTTCGCCGCGGTTGATGATCGTGCGTTTTGTGATGTGGTTGTCTTTAAAAGTTTTCTGCAAAAGCAGATTTCCGGCATACGCCTCGTTGCGCAGCATTTTGTGTATGCCCGTGTACTTGAACTTTGCGCCGAGCCTTGTCGAAACGCCCTCTCTATTCAGCGTATTGGCAATCGACTGGATCCCCATTCCCGAAAGGTACATATTAAAGATCCTTTTTACCAGTTCGGCTTCTTCCGGAATCACGGTGAGCGTGCCGTTAACATTTCTGTAGCCGAGCATCGCGCCGTTCCAGGGCTTGCCTTCTTTGAAGTTCTTTTGAATGCGCCACTTTTGATTTTCGCTGACCGACAGGGATTCTTCCTGCGCGTAGCTTGCTAGAATCGTCAGCATCAGCTCACCTTCCGAACTGAGGGTGTGGATGTTCTGCTCTTCAAAATATACGTCAACGCCGTATGAGCGCAGCTCACGGACCGTTTCAAGAAGTGTGACGGTGTTGCGGGCAAGACGTGAAATCGACTTAACGATGACCATGTCGATTTTTCCGGCGCGGCAGTCTTCGAGAAGCGCCTGAAAGCCGCGACGGTTTTCTTTTGTGCCTGTCAGCGCTTCATCCGAATACACTCCGGCGTAGAGCCAGCCGGGGCGGCTCTGGATCATTTCGCTGTAATAACTGATCTGCGCCGACAGCGAATGAAGCATGGCGTCCTTGCCGGATGAAACACGGGCGTATGCTGCCACACGGGTTGCTTTCGGCTGAACGGGCATATCAAAATGCACTTTTTCTATGATTCTATCCATAGATAATACCTCCTTATCAGTCAGATATTACCGTCAGTCCGGGTACTTATCAAGTCGATTTCGGCAAATATACTGCACGAACTTATGCCGTATTTTTCCGCTAAACTTAAGCATATTATGGCGTAATCTTCGGGGTCAATAACGCCGCCGGAGCGCATTTCTTTTATGAGAGCAAGAGCGGTATTGTATTCTTTTATTTTGCCGTAAAGAACGCCGTCCATATTACACCGACTTCCGTCTCGCCTTGGCGAAACACTCCCGGCTACAGTAGTCCGCGTTCTTACGGTTGTTGGTAAATTCACGCCCGCAGCATCGGCAGATATGCGTGTACCCTTTGATGACATTTCTCTTCTCCGGGTGCGCAGACCACCATTTGCTTCGGCAGGAATCCGAGCAGAATTTGCGCGGTCTTTTGTGCGGCAGAGAGATAATCTCCTTTCCGCACATCGGACACAGATCCGTTTTCGCTTCTTCGGACGGATGTCTTCTGCACCAGCTTTTCACCGAATTAACGGGCAGATCGAGTTCGGCGGCGATTCTTCTGTATCCTTTTCCTTCTCTCATGAGCCGGGAAATCATAATTGTCTGTTCATTGGTCATAACAAAACCCTCCCGTTTCCCACCGGTCACAAAGGAGCGTTTTGAACGAAAAAAGGCAAAAAAATAAAGGCCCATCAAGGAATAAATCCTCAATGAGCCTTAAAATCAGGTTATTTCATCAGTTCGTTTACTCTTTTCTGCACAGCGTCGTAATCATATCCGGCGGCGGTCAGCTTCTTCTTTCGTGCCGAGCCGTTGCCCCACTTGCCGTTGATGACCTCTCTTGCAAGCTCGTCAACGCTCTTGCTGGATGTGCTTTTTACAAGCTGAAGGCAGTCTGCGCTTACTGCGCTGCAGATGGAGTTTTTGCCATCCTCGCTTTTGTCGATCACGACTCTTTTGCTGCCGCCCTCAAGCACATACCATTTCTTGAGGCGCACCCAAAGAGGGACGGTCTTCCCGCTGTAATACTTCGTGCCTGTGATTTTGACGAGATCGCCCTTCTTGAAGGTTGCATCCGGAGAAGGCGTCTCGGGCTTTGCCGGAGTCACGGGAGTCGTCTGCTGAACGTAAGTGATGTAAGGCAGTTTCCCGTGCTTTGTCCAGTTGCGGCGGTTGTAGCCGGATTTGGAACAGTTGCAGGCTGTGATCTGCACCTTGTTTGCCCACTTCGGCGTACACTCCACGGCAAGCCCGTCGCCGATGTATACGCCGATATGTCCGCTCATCCATACAGCCTCGCCGACCTCGATTTTGCTGAAATCCGTGCTGTTGTTTTTGCAGACGTTGATCATGCTGTCCGCGCCGATGTCCGGTACGCCGTTACAGGCATATTTTGCGCCGCCGTAGGTTGCCGTCCTGTTGCCGTTCCAGCCCCACAGAACACCTTTGATAAGGCAGACACAGTCAAAGCCGAACGTTTCGGTGGACGCGGCGTTGATCATTGCCGTGCGGCTTGCCTGTTTATTGTACGAATGGTTCTGCGTATAACGCCGTTTGTTTGCCGCCGTCATCGGAGCGCCGAAACAGCCCATGACATAAAGCGTTTTGTAATTCTGCGCGATGTCCTTGAGTTTGTTCGCAAGTTCAATGTTCGTCATTTGAGTGATCCTCCTTTTCGCTGCGGTTGTGCAGCTGTTCTAAAACATTTTTGAGTTTTTCCGGGATGGGCAGTCCGAGATGTCCCGCGTTTTCTATGAGGGACACGCCCTCGTTGGACAGGTAGAAAAAGATAACGGCGGTACGAAGCACCGAGCCTGCACCGATAATGCGTGTATCAAGAATATGTCCCACGCCTACAAGAGCAAAGATGAGCACTTTCTTGAAGATACCCTTAAAGCCCACGGTGCTTGACAGCTTCTTATCCACAACGGCACACATGATGCCGGTGATGTAGTCGATGACTACAAAAGCCAAAAGTGCGTAAAGCAAGCCGTCACATCCTCCCAGGAACCATCCGAGCCAGCCGCCGATACCGGCAATAACCACTTGAATGGTCGCCCAAAATTCTTTCATGTTGTTTGTCCTCCTTTAAAAGTTGAATTTGTGTATAAAAAAGTGATGCCGATAAAGCATCACACTTTCCCTATAACATAGAAGTTGACCTCAAAATTGTTAGCACTGCTCAGAGAGGTGGCTCTTCCTATTTCATATACGCCCGTTGATTTTGTCGAAGGTCCCGGAGAACTGCCCGGAACCATAAGAAAAGCACCGACACCGTTGCAGGAAAGGTTTGCCGTAATTGTCGGAACGGCAGAAAAGGTAAAAGGGAAAGCAATATTCAATGCAGTCAGTGAGCCGGAAGTGTAAAGAGGTCCCCAGTTGTTATTGAGTGTTGCCGATACGGTTTTTCTGCACCAGCACTCCACAATGCCGCTTTTCCACTTTCGGAAAGTCCATATACCGTTTGTTCCGTGCTGAACGACAAAATCGGCAAGCGCAGAATTATTGATATGCACACTTCCCGCAACATCGAGTGTTGCCTGCGGGTTCGGAGTGTTGATGCCGACCTTCTTTTTTCGCAGCGCAATGAGCGGTGTGCCCTGCGGAACGGTGAAATACAGATCCAGGCTGCTTGCGGAATAGAGCTTGTCTTGAACCTGTAAATGAAAGTCGTATGAACTGTTTGCATCCAGATTGCACAGTTCAAGGTTTGAATAGCTGAATGAAGTTCCGCTTCGGGTTGTGCCACCAAGGATGCTTGTAAAAGCACCGTAGCTCGATTCATTCGTTTTCTTGTACCGGTAACGCACATAGACTACGCTGTTTTTCTGTACTCCGTTCACCAATACGGCAGAAATCGAACCGCTGAATATGAGCTGCATTTCCGCCTCGATATCATTGGTTCGCCGAAGAGTTATCGAGGACACCTTCGGTTTGGAGTACGGAATGACAGTGACGGCCTTGGAGACACCGGAGGTATAACCACGGGAATCAGTGATTGTGAGCGTGACCATAACATTGCCGGACTTGGTGATCTTACCAACGGATAAGGCAGCCCCGGTCGAATTGGAGACTGATAAACCGTTGCAGGATGCCGTGTAGTTCGTGATAGTCGCACCGTTTTTCGCAGTCGCCGTTCCGGGTGTTACTTTCAGCACAGAATGATTTTGAATGAACAACCGGTTATCTTCCGTGATATTTTTCGTAGCCGTGTTGCTGTCCTCGTAAATAAAACCGCCGAGTGTCGGCGCAGAGTTTGCGGCCGTTGTCTGTACGGTGGCGGTTCTGCTCGATGTGCTTCCTATCTGGGCAGAACCGCTGAAAGACGAGAGCGCAAAGGTTCCCGTAAATGATTTAACGGTCGCCATTGCGTTTAAAAGTGCCGTTCTCTGTGCCGATGTCAGTGTTACCGTTCTGTTTGCCGTACCCTTCGACCAGGAAAGTCCCGTAACGGTCAATATGGTCGTACCGCCGTTTTTGATTGCCAGAGAGTTGGAATATGACGCTTCATACACGGTCGCATTCAGAGAAACCGTAACCGTGGCATTGTCCGCCGTCACCGTGCTGACGCTGTTTAATACGGCACCTCCAAGCGTTTTTACGGTGGCACTGCCTGATGTGCCGTAGACATGGTTGTACTGCCGCCTTGCCCTGACCTTCACCGTGTAGCTTGTGTTCGGCGAGAGCGAGGACAGCGCAGCGCTTGCGCTTGTTGACGCATTTGAGGAAAAGGTCGTCCAGGTCGCACCGCCGTTTAAGCTGTACTGCCAAAGGTCTGCTGCAGCCGAGGACGATGCCGAAATTTTGAACCCGTTTGCCGTGATATTCGATGTGCTGAAGCTCACGGTCGGGGCGTTGCGGTCGATTGTGTTAAGATCAACGGTTGCTGATGCGGTTATCGTTCCGATGGATACACCGGAATAGGTGCCGGAAAACCGCCATGACGCTGACAAAGCCACACCTGTTTTTGTGCCGTTGCTGTTATGATAAACCCGGACTGTTTTGCTTTTGAGATGTACCATGTGCCAGCTTGTCGAGCTTGTATCGTTGATAGCCGGTGCGGTATAGGTTTCACTCTCACCGTTGATTGAAATGGTTGAGTCGGCACGAGAGCCGACCTGCAGTGTATAAAACTGCAGATAAACATTGAGCGTTACATCGGTGTAGTTCCCCGTGACGCTTTGACTTCCCGTCCAGTCGCAGTACAGTCCGAATTTGCTTGTGGGATATTTATGAAAAGAGCCGCTTAATGCCACAGCCTTACCTCCTTAATCCAGAATAACGATATTCAGCCCGTCGGATGTCGTCGGCATCGGGACAAACTTCGTTTTGCCCACGGTCAGCTCACCGTCCACCGTGGTTTTCCTGGTCTGTGTTTCATCTTTGTTAAGGGTGAAAATGACCTCATCGTTGTAGTAACCGGCAAACTCCGTGTTCGTGATGACCGTCCTCTGGGATGATGCTTTGTTTGACACCTCGATACCTCGCTTATCGATCTTGACCTCCTGCGTGTATATCTCGTTTGGTGCAGGTGTCCATTTTCTTGGAATTGCACCTTCGGTAATCATAATATCCGCAAGATAAACGGATGCGTCACGGCAGTAGCAGTAGATACGAAGTGTGGGGTCGGTAACATCGGTCAGCGTGACTGTGAAATCCGTCCAGTCAAACGCTGTGGACTTATTGAACAGATACTTCGTTTTGTTTCCGTTGTAGGTAACATAAAAATATGCGGACATGGTCGAAGTTTTCTTTGCTCGAATCGTAATTGTGTATGTTCCGGGAACAACACTGCGGATGTACTGAGACAGTGAAGAATAAGCTTCCAGTACAAAACAGGAGTCGGAAACGGTATTGTTCTGCGTATCCGTTGAAGTGTCGGTTTTCACCGTGCCCGAATAGCTCCAATCATCCGTGATGCCGTTGAGTCCCGAGGAGTTCTGCACATAGTTGATACCGCCGATGTACTGCTCCTGCATGGTGACGGATAAGCTGTCAACCGTGTGCTGAAGCTGAGACACCTTGCTTTCGGAACTCTTTAGCCGTTCTTCAAGTTTTTCCTGGCTGTCGGACACCGACTCCATTGTTTCGGTGAGGGTTGCCACATAGCTGTTCAGCCCGTCCACGTTCTGCTGAAAATACGCACTTTTCTCCGCAAATTCATCGGTTGAAACATATGCTCGAAGCACGACTTCGCCGCTCTCCAAATCCCACCATGACGAGCCGTCCTGCGACTGGATGACACCCGCCTTGATGATGTTCGCCACCAAAGAGCCGGAGGTGATGAAATCCGCAACGATCTGACCGTCTGCCGTGATGGCGGTTTCATAGGGACCGTTGTAGCCGTTACGGGAAAAGCCCAGACCGCCCACATTCCAACGCCAGACATTTACGGCTTCGTCGATGGAGGGTGTGTCCAGAATGAGCAGCTCATAGGGCTGACCGGAATCGGAATCCGTGTTTATAACCACATAGCCGCCGCTCTGGCCGGTGATAAGCCCGGTGGCTTTACCGATGGCGGTTTGGAGCAGCTTTGGAAAGCGTCCCACCGTGGATTCCACCTTATCAACCGAGGACTGCACCTCGGAGATGGTGGTGATCATGCTGGACTTGCTCTGGCCGAGGGAAATGTTCTTGTACCGCTCGGCAAGGGTGTCGTATACGGTTTCGATGACCATAGCCGACACGCTGACACCCAGAAGCGAGTGCCGGATGGTGACGGTATCGCAGAGGTTGACCCGCTCCAAGAGTGCAGAATACTCCGGCTGTTTCCAGAGCGGTTCAAAGGATACCTTCACCGTGGGAATAGTTGTCCCCAGCGGATTTGCATTGATATAGCTGCTTGCCTTGGTGCGTAGTGCTTCTTCCGTGATAACGGTGTCGCTGCCGAACTGATCGGTAAAATCCATGATGAGCGTTTTCGCCCGGACGATTTCCGAAGTCATAATGGGGAGCGTCACCTCCGGCAGCGTGACTACCGTTTCGGTGTCCGTGCCTTCCGGGGTGTACACGGCATACGGGAGCAGTGCGGTATACACGCCGCTGTTGTCTTCGTCCTGCTCCAATGCGGTGAGGTTCTTTCCGTATTCAATGACCACACCGGTCTTCTGCCCACGGTGCGAATGGAACTTTACCGTGAAGTTGTCCCACTCAAACTCGCCGTACCATTTGGAGAGCATGGAGCCTGCTGTGCCGCCGAGACAGGCTCGGACACTTTTCGGCTGCGTGACGGAAAACGTCTTTGCATCCGAGTAGTCCGTCCAGCCGGTGAAGCGTGTATCTCCGGCAAGGAGCTGCGAAAGGATAAGTTGCGGAGAGCGGCTCTCCGTCGAAAATGGCAGCACCGGCACATTGGCAAGGTCATAGGATATGTGCTGACCGTAGATGGTGACGATGCCGTTTAAGGGCTTTGTGATACGGTAAATGCGGAATGCCTGATCGCCTGCGGTGTCGTTGGGCTTTGCCTTGATGATGCTTTCCCTGGTGATAAGCCCGTAATGCTGACCACTCACCGGATATTTGAGCAGGCACTCAAATACACCGTTTCGCTCCTCGGTGACCTCGCAGGAAATGGTGTCCGTCAGCACACCAAGGCCGAATGAGGAAAAGTCCGTGGCGTTGGGCGGGTATAAAACAGGAATCACGAACGCCACCTCCTTTGGGGCATAAAAATACCACCGGGGATTTCTCCACGGTGGTTAGGCTGAGTGTTTTGCGCCGATTTCAGTAAACTTGAATTAGTCGGTTAGTTTGCTAATTTCAATCAACATATAAAAGCTCGAATTAAAATTTTATTTAGTTTTTTGCTAGTTTTGTTTTCTATACTTGATAGACATTTATAAAAAGCACCTCAAGCTCTCTGCTGAAGGCAATTAAATCTCGATACCCCATGGAATTGCGTCTTTACCCTTACCATTGGGCTTATCTCTCCATGTTGTGAATAGGAATTTATCAAAATCATAAAAATCCGTTTCTCTGTATGGGTATTGACGCTCAAAACTTCCGATATTTGTAATATATCCGGTGTCCGTTGATCTTAATCTGTATTCCTTATATTTCAAGCTATTATTTAGTTGCTTATACAAGGCGTAATTGAAAGCGTCATCAATTTTGATATGCTTAATCATCGCTGAATATTCCCCAACATAATCAACAAACAGCGCCAAATTGATAGCACCTAAAGCAAATACTTCATTATCTACTCTGCGTGAATAATAAGCTATGCCGTCGTACTTCATCTTTTTACACGCCATCATCAGCGATTGTGAAATGATATATTCTGACCTAAATGTTCTGCTTTCTTCTTTGATTACATAAGAAGTTGCAATTGCGAGAAGATACAACTTTAGCCAACAGTGTACTCTATCTTTTTCAAATTCATTTAGGCATCTAAAATCCCTTATCGAGACAGCTAAGTTAAAGACTCTCTGATTTCCTTCTAATAATATTGGTGAAACATTAAAATCTATTTCTGCTGGGCATCCCATTTCTATCCAACATCCGTATGAAGAATTGGCCAAATACATACTTGGATTTCCGGGAATACTAAATCTATAATTTCCTGATTTAGCCCTCATCGAATTTGGTAAATGAAGCATATCCTTTGCCGTAAATGCTCTATTGGGAGTTCCCAATCTACTCCGAAAGAATTGCAATTCATTTGACTTGTTTCCAGGAAAAGCGTCACTATTAGTAACCGAATTTACTGCAAATGGGTTGTCACCGATTTCTTTTACTAATTCAAAGACAATGTTGTTACTTTCTGCAATATCTGCCTTATAATATGAATCTAAAGAAGCCAGTATTTGGGTAGTAAAAGCAGCTATGATCTGCAGGCTTTCATCATCTGCATTAGCGTTTTGCGCCTGCCTCATGACGATGTTGTATCGTTTTTCTAAATCAGTTCGATACTCTATATCCTTGTTTATTCTAAACGGAGCATATAATTCTTCGCAAATGAAGCCATTATTTAACCAGCTTAAATTCATATTGTGACACCGCCTTTTTACGAACATGCTTAAAGGTGCATATTTTGCGCCATTATGACTTATTTGTTAACTTCTATAAATTCTAGTTTGTCCTTCTTAACATGAATACATTATACCATATTTCTGTGAACTTTTCTACTGCCCGTGTTTACAAGCACCACCACCTCGGAACGACCTCGACCCGCCGCACATTTCCGGCGCAGGCAACGGAGTTTTCTCCCGGCTTCAGAACCGGAAAGCCCTCGCCGGAAAGGATATCGTTTTTAAGGACTGTGTCCTTATAGCAGTTCATGCGTTCGCTGTCGATTTCGATGTACTCATCCACACCGGCAAAGCCCCAGGAGCTTGTGCCCTGACCCTCCGGCTGAACCATGAGCCGAATCAGACCGTTGCCATAGATTTTAATGTAGGGCTTGCTGTCAAAGGCGGTGGGATTCGTGACGATTAACCTCGGATTGCCCTCCGCTATGGTCTGCTGTCCCGCAAAGCTGTATTTGAACGGCTTGCAGTTGAAGGTCACGGTAAAGCTGCCGACCTTGTTTAGCTGCTCCTCAATGTCCAGATTGCCGGAGATGACACCGTAGCGGAAATACTCCGCATCGTAAGAGTCGGTGATTTCGTGGTATCTGTCCGGCTCGGAATACAGCCAGCCCTTGATGTCCCGCAGGTCGGATGCAAGGGCGGCTACGTTCTTCCGTGCGAGGAATACCGTGTAGGTCACCTTGATGTTGGAGAAGCGGCGGTTTGGGTTGATGATGTCGCCACTCCTGCCGGGAATGGAGATGAACTCCGTATCGTACTCCGGTGCGGAGAACACATCCTTTTTCTCGATATGCAGACCGAAATCAGCGGAGCTGCGGCCGTTGTAGGTGAAATAAGTCATGCAAACACCACTCCTTTCCGCTGGGCGAACTGATTCGCCGTTTCCATGACTTCGTTGGTGAGCTGACGGATATCCTCACTGCTGTAATTGTTGAAATTCGTGATGTTCAGGGCAATGGTGAAAGCGGATGCCGCCTTGCCGACCACACCGTCCACGGCGGAACGAATCGACCCGTTCACATTGAAGTCGGTGGGCAGAGCCGTCTGCATATCGTGAGCGAGGTCGCCCATAACACCGTTGATGTCCTCTGCCATTCCTTCTGCGGCTTTGACCGCTTCATCGCCGTTGTCGTCAATGGAGCCTGCAAGACCCTTGACCAGCATTTCACCGACCCATGCCATCTCCTTCGAGGGCGAATGGATACCGAAGAAATCGCAGATGCCGTCCCAGATGGAGGAGATCCACCCGGACACTTTATCCCACAGCCACGATGCAAGCTGGGTAATACCGTCCCACAGTCCCTTGACGATGTTGCCGCCGATCTCCACGATCTTATACATCAGAGAGCCGAAGGCTTTCACGATGCCCGCAATGATCTGCGGCACGGCCTTGACGATCTCCACGATAATGGTGGGCAGATTTTCAATCAGCGCAACGAACAACTGCACACCTGCCATGATGATTTTATCGATGTTTCCGACCAAAGCATTGACAATGCCGGAGATGATTTGCGGAATCGCCTGCACGATAGTCGTGATAATCTGTGGCAGGGCTTGAATGAGGGAAATCAGCAGGTCGATGCCTGCTTGGATGATCTGGGGTATGGCGTTCAGCACGGCGGTAATAATGCCGTCAATGATTTTCGGGATAGCCTCCACAATTGCCATAATGATTTCCGGCAACGCAGCCACCAAGGATGTCAGAAGCTGAATTCCTGTTTCGATGATCTGAGGAATCGAATCCAGTAAGAAGGTAATGATGCCGTTGATGATCTCCGGCAGAGCGGCAATCAGCACGGGTATTGCATCCAAAAGCCCCTGTGCCAGCCCGATGATAAGCTGCAGCGCTGCATCCAGGAGCATCGGCAGGCTGTCCACCAGTCCTTGCACGATGGTGACAATAGCCTGCACCGCTGCCGGGATGAGCGTGGGCAATGCATCCGCAATGCCTGTCACAAGTGTAGACACCAGCTGAACCGCGGTCTCAATAAGCAGTGGCAAATTCTCAATCAGCGTGTTCACGATGGTCATAAGTGCGGACACCGTCGCAGGGATAAGCTGCGGAAGCAGGGACAGCAGCGTTTCCAGCACCTGCGAGAAGAGTTCGGTGACCGCTTCCAGCAGTGTGGGCAGCAGTTCACCCACAGCCGTCAGAAGAGCGTCCAGCGCCGTGGGCAGAGCCGCCACGATGTTTTCAATGACCGGGGTGATGTTTGCCACCACGGTTTTGAAGGCGTCCACCATGTTGTTGCAAAGCAGCTCCATGTCAGCGTCCGCATCACCAAAGCCTACGATGAGGTTCGATACGGCAGATTTCAGCGCATTGACAGAGCCGGAAATGGTGGCTTCCGCTTCTTTTGCGGTCGTACCGGCAATGTCCATGCTCTCCTGCATGACGTGAATGGCTTCCACCACATCCGCATAAGAGGAGATGTCATATTTGACGCCGGATATCTTCTCCGCATCGGCAAGCAGTCGCTCCATTTCCTGCTTCGTGCCGCCGTAGCCCAGCTTGAGGTTGTCGAGCATCGTGTAGTTCTGCTTGGCAAAACCCTGGTAGGCATTCTGAATGGAGGACATATCCGTACCCATTTTATTGGCGTTATCGGACATATCCGTAATTGCCATATCCGCATACTTTGCGGCTTTCTCGGTGTCACCGCCGAGAGACTGGATGAGGCTTGCGGAAAAGCCCGTGACCGTCTCCATGTACTCGTTGGCGGAAAGACCGGCCGTTTTGTATGCATTGGCGGCGTACCGCTGGATCTCCTGCGAGG